TTTTTTATGATTTAATAGACAAAAGAAAACCCACAAAGGGTGGGTTGTTTGGAGTTTGTTATGTGTTCTGGTAAAAATATATATTCAATTTTGCTAACCCACCCATTAGAAGATAAGGTTAAATCAATAATTCAAAAAAAATCGCTTGCCAAGATGTTGCGCACAAGTGTTAAGCGTTGATTGACTGAGTGAAGGCAGATAGATTGAAAGCTGATATATCACTGGCTCTTACTTGGATACTCACACCTTCATTATTTACACTTGGGAAAAAGTTGCCGCCAGAAATATATCTAGCATTTTTTAGATAAATAAATCGTTGCCATACGTAATCTGGAATCTCATTTTCTTTTTCAGCATATTCCTCTTTTACTTCACCATCTTCATTGAAATAAATGGATTCTTGATCTTGTATGGCAATTTTATACAAAGGAGTAAATGCGGTATTTGGTTGTATTCTAAAGAATTCCTCTGATGAAATCAGTTCTCCTGTAATTAATATCCCATCCACAGCAAGGGTTACCGGAATAACCATTGGCTCATTTTCTTCTTTGGTCAAGAGATCGTAGATCGTGCCTAAAAAAGCATTAGTTTTTTGATTTCTTGAGTATGCGGTCATTCTTTTCTCCACCCGATCCAAGAGCCGCTCGGGCTGCGGCTTTTATTATTTAATTCTTACGTGGTTTTTTCTTAGCTCGATAAACGTAGCGAATACAATCCACCACCTCACCAACAAACTCGCAATTTTCATCAAGTGGAATAATATTTGGTTTAAATTCCGGGTTAATTGCCTGAAGATATTTAGTGCCATCTGGCTCAATCACCAGGCGCTTAAAAGTCGCATCGTCAAACTTTCTAACAACAACGATATCGCCTGAGTTCATGTCACAAAATGGCAGAGTCGGATCTACAAGAATGTAATCACCTTCATGGAATTCTGGGTAGTTACTCAAGCCTTGAACTTTCAGGTAAAAGCATTTTTCACAATCACCATCTGGAATTGGCAGCCACTCTTCCACCTGGGACATGTCAACAGATTCGACATTGGTCATCGTACCTGCCTGAACCCATGACAAGACAGGGGCCATGCGTGGTGCCACAGGAACCACATTAGACTGCTCTTTTTGCGTGGCGCTAGGATCACCTTTGCCAGTCAGTATGTATTCAGCCGTTACCCCAAAATGATTTGCCATTGCTTCTAATGATCCCGCTTTGGGCAAATAACTATCTTTTTCCCACTCAGTTACAGCGGGCGAACTCACTCCAGCAATCTTTGCTAATTGCACTTGAGTTAATTTTTTCGAACGTCTAAGCGCACGTATGCGCTGACCAATAGTTGTTTTTTCCATATAAGTAATCTTACATATTGCTTTTATAAGTTTTCTTTGATTAAATACTAAGAAATCTTACTTTATTGAGTAAATACCAATGACCAAACAAGAAGCATACAAGTTGCTTGGGGTTAATGGCGTTGAACTAGCGGGCTTGCTAGGAATTGAACCTTCTGCTGTTTACCAGTGGCCTAACAACAAAATCCCATTAGCACGTGAATACCAAATTCGAGATTTAGCTGCTGGCAAGCAGCCAATCAAACACAGCAAAGAAGTTGCATAGGTGAATTTATGAGTCTTGAAAAGAAATCTACACATGTTCGCTTATCTCCTGAAATCCATGAGCGGGCAAAACTACTTGCCGAAATTAAGGGTAAAGACCTTGCTCAATACCTGGCGTATCTCCTAGAGAAGGAAATCGTCGGTGAGTGGCATGTACTTAATTTACAAGCAAAATCATTCGAGCGCTTGGGATTAGGAGCTTTAGTAAGGGATCTGTCTACAGACGTTAGCTTTGGAGAGGGATTGGAAGGGAATCACAGGGATTTAGACAAAGAAAAAGCCTGATGGATGAGATCAGGCTTTTTGGTTATTCATTAACTACGAGGGAAATGAACATGAATAGTTTAACACGAAATTTTAGAGAAAAAATGCTTATTCAAAAGATTCAACTTTTGGAGAAAGCACTTAAAGCAAACCTTAAAAACCCAAGCCTGGATAATGCTTGTTTGGTTGCCAAGGCCCGTCACGAATTATTTGTATTTGCGCGAGGTGAGGCATGAACAAGGCGATTCCAATTATCAAATTGATAGAAGCCATGAATGAGCAACCAATTGCTTTTAATAAGCATTACGTTTTTCTAGGGTGCGGTATCAATGGTGCACTCATGCTTTCCCAGTTAGTGTACTGGACATCACGCACCAAGGATTCAGACGGGTGGATTTATAAAACACAAAGCGAGTGGACCATGGAAACTGGACTCACACGCAAAGAACAGGAAACAGCTCGCAAGACCTTAAAAAATCTTGGTTTTATTTCTGAGAAGAAAATGGGTGTTCCTCGTCGTGTATTTTTCCGTGTAGAGCGTGAAAATTTATACCAAGCACTGGTTGAATACTCTGAAACCCTTGCTATTCCTGATATGCGCAATTCGGACATACTGAATGCGCAAATCGTACATGCTGAAAGCGCAGATCGTGCAGACTGTGCGCTCAATTCGGACATGCTGTACGCTCAAATCGGGCAATCTAATACAGAGAATACAACAGAGAATACAACAGATATTAATTTAGGCGCATCCGCACCTGAACAACCTAAAAAATTCTCTGCTAAAAAATTCATGATGGAAAACGGTGTATCTGAAAAAACAGCTCAAGAGTTTATTGATCTGAAAAACAAGAAGCGCAAAACCATTACTGATCGTTCCCTGAAAATTATCTTCAAGCAAGCAATTGAAGCAAAGCTTTCAAATGAGCGCGTATTCCAGATTATCGTTCTGCGTGGCTGGGAATCATTCAAAGCTGCATGGAATTGGGCTGAAACCAATGCTGAGATCGAACAGCTAGAAGATCCACAACCAATCTCAACCCCTGATCAACAACCAGCACCAATCTTCAAGGGTGTGGCGAAGAAATTTAAGGGGATGAGCAATGACTGAGTTATTTTCAATTCCTACCGAACAAGCTGTTTTGTGTTCATTTATGGATTTCGCTGGGTCTGGTGACTACATCGAGCAACTGGAAGAAAGTGATTTCTATGCCAGCCGCCACCAAGTCATTTTCAATTACATCAAACGCCAGCACTTAAAGGGCGAAGGGCATGATGCAGTTGTTGTTTGGGAACAGATTCGCTCAAATCCAGCAGAAAGCACCCAGATTGATGAAACGTACATCATGGAGCTATCAAGCGCCATATCGCTTCCTAGACTCATTCCTACGCACATCAAAACCCTAAAAGATTTATCCACTCGCAGAAAGATTGCAGACCTGAGCAAGCATATCAGCACCATTGCCAGCGATACGCTGACTTACACCGGTGAAACCGCAATTGAAAAGGTGCAGTCACTGGTTTCTAGCCTTGATAACACATCGACCCAGCAGGCCACTTTGAGCGTCGAAGCAATTGCCGTGGACGTGCTGACCGACATCATTGATCGTCATCAAAAGATTCATGCCGGTATTGAAGTCAAAGCGGGGGTAAAGACAGGTTTTCTTGAGCTGGATAACAAGCTGGATCGTATTGACCGTACTGATCTGGTGATTATCGGTGCACGCCCTTCGATGGGTAAAACCACATTGGCTCAAAACATCATGCTCGACCTTGCTGTGAATCAGGGTGAAGTAGTGTTGTTCATGTCTGGGGAGATGTCGAAAGAGCAGATCATGGAGCGAATGATTTCGGGCCTTGGTCAGATTCCATTGAAGCAGGTTCGTTCGGCTGTATTTGATGAGGAAGGAGCAGGTTGTATTTATCGCGCTGTCGATACTTTGAAAAAATGCCCGATCTTCATCAATGACAAGGCATCTCCAAGTCTGGCCGATATTCGCCGTGAAGCTCGTAAGGTTCAGCAAAAAACAGGCGGCCGGTTGAATGCCATCGTGGTTGATTATCTTCAGATCATGACACCGCCTGAGAAAACAGGGAACAAGGTGCAGGAGATTGGTGACATTTCGTGGGGCCTTAAAAAGATTGCCAAGGACTTTGGTTGCCCAGTGATTGCGCTGTCTCAGCTCAATCGATCTTTAGAGCAGCGACCTAACAAACGTCCAGTCATGTCAGACATTCGTGAATCAGGTGCTATTGAGCAGGACGCAGATATCATCATGTTTATCTACCGCGATGAAGTTTACAACAAGGATTCAAAAGATGCCGGCACAGCAGAAATCATCATTGGCAAAGCACGTAACGGATCAACTGGAACGGTTCGACTGGCGACTGATTTAGGTCGAGCAACTTTCTGTGATTTGAGTCCAGAATATTACACGCAGTTGCAGGTTGTAGGGCAAAGCGCAGGGGGTGGGGTGTGAGTAGAGAGAAAACTGAAAACTTTGGCGACATGCTCTCAATTGTATCGTTTGCTCAATTTAACCCGGTCACGTCAGCCTGGGTTTCTGCATACCTTTCGGTTTCCAGAAGATCCGCACAAAGATATATCAAAAATTTGATTGATGGCGGGTATTTAGAAACAACAAGCAAAGGTGTAGTTGCCACAGGAAAGGCATTCCGAATGATTACCACTGGTGGAGTGCAGGGATGAAAAAGCGCAATAAGAAATACAACCCGAATAAGTTGGTCAATCTGGTGCAGCGTGAATCGCAAAAGCCTTATGAGCTTTGGATGAGTTTTGAAGCGGTTGAGGTGGAAGAAGCTTGTCAAAAATACAATGCGATGGGCTTAACCAAGTCGGAAGTCATCAACAAAATTTACGCGCTGCATGATGGCGATCTGATCGTGCCGCTGATCAACGACCTGACCAAAGATGCTTATGAGTTTTTTGTGGGTATCGACTCGTATTACTACCACGAGGATGACCCGAGCAACATTATCGATGATGCGCGTCAGTTTGAGCTGCCAGTGATGAAATGGGATGAATTCCGTGTTGGTGGTAATCCAGAGTTAAAAATTGTGGATGGTGACATCAAGCGCAGATGGAAAGGCATTAGTGAAGAGATGGATGACATTCACGCTGAATATCGAAAGAAGGGCTACAAGCTTTTAAAGAGCATGACTTACATCAAAACAGAAGTGACTTTCAAGGATATTGAAGCCTACAACATTTTCAAGGCTGAGCGAGTGGTGCGAGGGATGTGTCGCAAGTATGAATTGCAAGGAGCAGCAGCATGAACTTAATCGAAAAATTAGGATTGGAAAAGTGTAAGCAGATTGTGGATGGGGCGCCTGAGCATTCATACGCAGTAGTTCCTTGCGCAGATGGTGAAATGTATTTCGCTCAAAGAGAGGATGGTAAGTGGTTTCGATACAGTGACGGCTATCAAAAGTGGCTTGAATATTGGGGTAAGTGCGATCCGATGGATGTGGCAATCAAACTGACCGATCTTAAATCTGAAATTGACCATCACTATTACGGTCGCAGCGAAGCAGAAGAATTGGCTGCCTATGCGGAGCTGAGCCAGGAAAAAATTGAAGGTGGTGCCATGTTTGTGGGTGACAACTCCAAGGTTGTGCAGATGGTTCGGGATATTACTGACCATTGCAGTGACATTCGGAATCATGTTTCTCCAAATACGAAGGTGATTGAGCATGAATGATTTTGAGAAATACTGGGAAGAGAGTGCCTCTAAAGAATCATGGGCCAACAAGGCTGTGGCTTGGAATATTTGGAAAGAAAAACAAGCCATCATCGACGACCTTCGCTCCCAGCTCAACAACATGGAGGCTTGTTATATCGAGAAGAAGAAGGAGGTTGAGGAGTTGCAGGGTAAATCTCGGTGCATCAAGAGTCTGGTTGAGCAAAGAAACCTTGCTGAAAACATGCTTCGGAAAATTTCGGTAGCAGCTCAAAAGAAGTTGCCGACATTTGGTGCAGCACTTCGTTTCAATGATGAGGTGAAAGAGATTCTGCGAGGTGAAAATGACTAATCTCCGTATCACCGCAGCACAGGCACGAAAAGCCGGTATTGGCCCTCGATTTGGTGTAACAGCCAAGTCGGGGAAAAAGAAATCAAATCCAGATCCAATGCCAAAGGTTCCGGCTCATCTGGTCGAAGGGAAAGGATTTGGCGTGATGAATGATGAATTGCTTTGGTGTGAAGTTTTAATCACACCTCCTTCGGTGAATCACTACTGGATACGTGGGGCGAACAAGACCAATCGATTAAGTAAGCGTGCAATCCACTTTATTGACGTTATGAAGCGTTTTATCGAGCCGGCAGGGTATCAGGGCAGAGTTCGAGTAAAGATCGAATACGCGCCACCTGATGCGAAAATACGTGACATCGACAACATCGTAAAACCATGCTTTGACGCTTTGTCGAAAGGTGGGTTGATTCTGGATGATTCTCAGGTGGATGAATTGCTCGTGAAGCGGTTGCCATCGGAAAAAGGCGGGAAGTTAATTATTCAAGTTGAAAAGTTAAGGGTTTAAGAGGGAATAGGGATGAATGCGATGGTAGCTGAAAAGATGACAAACATTGAATGGTTGGGGCAGCAGTTGCGGGCAAAGACTGCTAATTATGAAGCAGATACACCACCAACAAATGAAATCCCTGTCAATTGGGAAGATCGTTGTGGCGCAATTGCTTTAATGCCAAATGATGAAACCAAGGCTTATGCGTCAATTTTGGTATGGGGTGATTTCCGGGATAATACAGATAATTATTCCGTGGTCACAAAATACATTTCTGATTATTTATGGCGCATGGTGCAGGAGGAAATGGATAAGCAGCGTGAAAGCTTTGATATGCAGCAATTCTGCAAGCATATCGCACGTATGGAGCTGTTCTACTCATTACGTCCAAAGTTGCGTGAATACCACACATTGAAAGGCCGCTTGGTATTTTCAGGAATTGATTATATTGAACCAAATACTTATTCAAAACGCTATGCATGGCTAGGTAATGCAGTTGAACTTTTGCTCAAAGAGTTGAATGATGAGGTAGAGCATTATGCAGGCCAGTACCGGAAAAATTTAAGAAAATTGAGTGTTTGACATCCTATATGGATGTAAGGTATTCTTTTTCTATACTGGTCGTATTACGGTTCAACCGAGACCAAGTCATTAAAGCTCATCGAAAGGTGGGCTTTTTTATTGCCTGAAATAAACCTGAACAATTGGTGATTCTATGAAATAACGTCAACCATTAGGTAATTCGGATTTGTGACGCTGCTATACGAATTTGGTATATCAACTAGAAGCGCAAACGGTGTGATGCAGAAACCAGCCGTATAAGTGGTTTGAATCCGGTGTGATTTCGTCACGCACTGAGTGGGCCTAAGAGAAATACCAAATCTGGGATGACAACCCGACCAATACGGAACGAAAATTAAGAAACCAGATTGATAGCCCATTTCGAGATGGTGGATTAATGAGTAGCGTCTAGCCCCGCGGAGAGGGCTTTTTTATTGCCCTGAGAAATGCCCGTGTAAGCAATATCGGGGCACCAATGGCGGTCCTATTAATTTCTAGTGGTTTTTAAATTAATGCCGCCACCCAGATTCTAAAAATAACCGAGCCAACCATGAAAGCAATCAAATTCCAAAACAATGAATTCCGGTTTACTGATGTGCACATTGCCAAAGCTGGTGATAAAGCATGGAACTATGCTTGGGGTATTGCTGACGAGTTTGGTTACTTGGCTCCATGTGTTATTGAGTCACTACCAGATGAAGATAATAACGAAATGATTCTGGCTGTAGATCGGGAAGATAAGTGCAAGGCCGAATGTGTCGCCATTATCTGCTCAAAAGAAAGCTCACCAATGTTCCCGTCATTAACTAAAGATACTCGTTGTATCGGCTTCCAGTTTGTGTATGAGGGAGATCAATTCGAGGTGCTGTGATGCTCCGATTTTTCCTTTGCTTATTCGGCCTACATGGCGCGACTGAGATCGATTACACGGTTGATAATGAAGAAATCAAAGTGTGTCGTGATTGTTTGAAAGAAATAAAGTGACTTAATTCAATTTAATCGTTAAAATCACTTAGTAATTAATAGTTTATTTTTAAAACGAGTTAGATCTCAAATATAATACATATTATCTTACCGATTATTCAAAATCTCCACATTTTGGATTTCAAGTTTCGCCCACATCGACCCCAATGGTGTGGGTATTTTTTTGACTAAAATTCGCCGGACGTATTACGGCAAACAGAACCCCTCGCATTCTAGATGTTGAGGGGTTTTTCTTTTCTTATTGGTGGTGGATATGCGATTAGGTCGAATTGGTTTGGGTATGGCTATGGCTTCTATGGGAGTGATGATGGTTGATGAGGGGATGCATCGAGCTACCGATAGTTTGGGTGCATTATCGCGGGCTATGCGTTTGACCCAGCCATCAAAATATAAATCAAAGCCTAACCGTGTAAGTCAGGCGAAAAGACGTAAATATAAACGTCAAGGTCGGTGAATATGGACATAGTATCTGCACAAAGGGAATTAAAAGAGCATTGCGATCAGATTGATATTTTACTCAGCCTGTCACGCAGCATGATGACTGCTAAAGAGATGGTGAATGTTGATGAAAAGCTTAAACGCCACCGAGAGCGAGCAAGAAACATCAGAATCAATCTCTATGAAGCGCAACCCCAAAAGACTCGCAGCAATCAGAAAGCTGCCATGCATTCGGTGCGGTAATCCACACAGTCAGGCTGCTCATTCGAATAGTGCTAAGCATGGTAAGGGTAGATCGATCAAAAGTTCAGATCAGTTCACCGTTCCGCTATGCCATTCCTGCCATTTCCAGTTCGATACTTTTCAATTAGGTAATCGGGCAGAGAGTGAAGCAATGTTTGATCAGTGGTTGGTGAGAGTTGAGCGGATGTTGGTGATGGAAGATAAAGAGGTGTTTTGATGAAGCAAGCTACGTTTTCACCAGTATTTGCATCAATGTATTGCGGGCTATGTGACATCGCCAGAAATAACGGCTATGCACTAACAGTCCATGGCACTATGAATCTTGATTTTGATTTAGTCGCTATTCCGTGGACAGACCAAGCAATTGAACCGGAAGAATTAATAAAATTAATAGCTGATCGCTGCAACTTACTAACTGGTCAAGAGTTTGGTACAGGGATATACAAGCAGGATGCAGAGATCAAGCCTCATGGTCGATTGGCTTGGTTAATTATAGTTGGTAGTGGTGCTGCTTTAGATATCAGTGTTATGCCTAAGCTAAGTAATTGAAAATATTATCGTACGAAGTTTCAGGAGCAGGAAATGCAAAAAGCCGTGTTTCCTATCCAGAGTCATGCCGACATCACCAAAGCCATTAACTTCATGCATACCAATTACACCCGGGCGATTAATGAGGGTAAGCCTTTACGTGTGGTGATTGATCAGAAGGAAGACAAGCTTTCGGATGCTCAACGAAGACTGTACTGGCTATGGATGACTGAGTATGGGAGGCAGCGCGGTTTGGATAAAGAGGAATCGGCAGCATTCTTCAAATACAAATACCTGTCGATTATTTTTAATCGTGACAATGTTGGCGAATATCCAGAAACATTCAAGGTCATTCGGGATTTAAGAGAATCGCGCAATCCGGGCTATGAGCCATTAAGGCAATTTGTATCAAATCGAATGAGTATTACAGAAGCCACGACAAAGCAGATGGCTGAATTCTTAACTGATATTGAGATGTGGTGCTTGAAAGATGGTGTGAAGCTGACTTGTCCAGATGATCTTAAATATGTGATGGAGATGAGCCAATGAAGCGACCAATGCCACCAAAAGATATAGGCGTGTTTGATTTCGATTGGAGCATGCACAACGATATGCCTTATGACTTCCGGCCCGATGAAGATTTAAAGGATTGGGTCTGGAATACATTCATTGATGAAGAGAGCGAACTCTGCAACCCAGATCATATTCACCTGTCTTACTACAATCGTGACTTGATTGGCTTTATGTGGGCCAGTCGACCATTTGAAAAGGGTGGGCATGTTGTCTTAGGTCAGGCTGAGCAAGTTGCAATTATGGCAGGTGGCTGGAAGCGTAAGCGCCAAGAGTTGCAGATGGTTCAGTGGTTCGGTTATATCCCTAAATACATAATCACTTTAGATGCTGGATATGCTGAGTCATGTAGTGATGCCGACTTTTGTGCATTGATCGAACATGAGCTTTATCACATTGGTTTTGAAATCATGGATGGTGAGATGTATATCAGCCCATCAACTGGCAAGCCTAAGTTAAAGATGAAAGGTCACGATGTCGAAGAATTCCATGGTGTAGTCCAGCGTTACGGTGCATCACCAGATGTCCAAAGAATGGTAGAGCTTGCAAATGATGGTCCAACTATATCTCGGGCTAATATTGCTCATGCATGTGGTACGTGTTTATTGAAGTTGGCTTAATTTTTTTGCCTATCTTGTTATACCTAGTTATACAAAGGGGTGTTTATGGCAACCTTAAAAGAGCCTGTAAAAATATTTATAGTTCAAGCTCTTGCATGCCGTGATACACCTCAAGAAGTGGCAGAGCTTGTTAAACAAGAATTTAAAATATCAATTGATCGCATTCAGGTTGCTGCATACGACCCAACCAAGCAATCAGGGAAAAACCTCAGCCAAAAATTCGTTCAGCTTTTTAATGAAACCCGTGAAAAATTCGATGCAGGTTTAATTGACATCCCAATTGCAAATAAACACTTCCGCTTAAAGCAGTATCAAAAGCAGTTAGAGCGAAATGCAAAAAATACAGTGATGTCACTCAAGATTCTTGAACAGGCTGCAAAGGACGTTGGTGGGCAGTTTACCAATCGACAAGAAATTACTGGTAAAGATGGCAAACCTATCGAAACGGTAAATTCAAGCGTACCGACTGAAAGCTACCTGAAGGCAAGGGAGCGGGTTTTAGATGAGTATTGATCCAGCACGTGAACTTGCAATTCAGCTTGAAGCTCAAGAGGACCTATATTTCTTTTCACGGTACATGTTTAAAGAACGTCGTAAATACAAGTGGCTGCACAACTGGCACCATCGAGTTGTTTGTGATGCATTAATGAAGGTGTTTCAAGGTGAAACCAAGCGTCTAATCATCAACGTTCCACCGCGATACTCTAAAACAGAACTGGCTGTAATTAATTTTATGGCTTGGTGCTTTGGCAAGGTGCCTGACAGTGAATTTATTCATGTTAGTTACTCAGCTACGCTTGCAGCAAATAATGCTTTCCAGACACGTAACCTAGTACAAGAAGAGGCTTATAAGCGCGTATTTCCTGATTTTGCACTACGTGATGACAGTAAGGCCAAAGATGATTGGCGTACTGCAAAGGGTGGTGTCTGCTATTCACAAGGTACTGGCGGTACGATTACAGGTTTTGGTGCTGGCAAATTTCGCGATTCATTTGGCGGGGCAATCATTATCGATGACCCACATAAAGCCAGTGAAGCCCGATCCGATACGGTACGTAAAGGCGTGATTGAGTGGTTTCAAAATACACTAGAGTCTCGTACTAACTCACCGGATACACCCATCATTGTGATCATGCAGCGATTGCATGAAGAGGATTTGGCAGGTTGGTTGCTTGATGGTGGTAATGGGGAGGTGTGGGAGCATTTAGAACTTTCAGCTATTCAACCGGATGGATCTGCACTGTGGCCAGCTAAACACAGCATTGAAGTTCTGGAGCGAATGGAGCTAGCAGCACCTTATGTGTTCTCGGGGCAATATCGACAAAGACCATCACCACCAGCCGGTGGTTTTTTTAAGCCTGACAATATTGAAATTGTGGATGCATTACCTGCAGACATCATTAAAGAGGTTCGGGCTTGGGATTTGGCATCTTCTGAAAATGAGGGTGACTACACGGCTGGTATGCGTCAAGCCAAAGGCAAGGATGGGTATATCTACATTGTGGACGTGCAGCATGCCCAGCTTGGACCAGACGGTGTTGAGAAACGTATTAAACAAACTGCTGAGATGGATGGTAAGTCTGTAGCAATTCGCTTACCCCAAGATCCGGGACAAGCCGGTAAGGCTCAAGCTAAAAGCTTTATCAAAATGCTGGCTGGTTTTTCTGTCAAAGCCGAGATTGTTTCTGGTGACAAGATTACCCGTGCTCAGCCTTTTGCCGCTCAGGTCAACGTCGGCAATGTGCGGATGCTTCGCGGTGCTTGGAATAAGCCATTGATTGAGGAAATGCGTAACTTTCCAAACGGCAAGCATGATGACCAAATCGATGCAGGTAGTGATGCGTTTAACGAGTTGCTAGAAGCCAGGACAAAAGCCCGGCCATCTGGCGCAGGCGCAAGAACATTTAATTAGGAATAACTATGGCAAAGTCTAAAAAAGACAAAGTTAAAAACAGGGCTTTGTCGAGCGGTTCACTTGACACACATTTAGCAGTAAAAAGCTTTTTCAATGCTGGTAAGGCTGCTGATGTTGATGAAACTTTAATGAAAGCCGGTATTCAGCGTCACCGCTTGTCTGTCTTGCTTGATGATGATGAGATCGGTCAGGCTGCTGAAACGCGCTTAGATGCGTTGCTTGGTGCGCCTTATCGCTTGGAGCCGAATGATACACCAGAAGCTGAACTGCTTAATCAAGAGCTAAATGAATGGTTTGTGGAGCTTGCAGCATCGGCACACAGCGCATTGTTCTTCGGCTACTCGGTACAAGAAGCGGTTTATGAGCAAAAAGATACCCATATCGGGCTGCAATGGATTGGTGAAAAGCCGATGGAGTGGTTTGAGCCTAAGAATGACGGACGTTTGATCTATCGATCTGAATCAGGCTATGAAGGTGAAGTGGATCAGACGATTAAGTTTTTCTTAACTCGTCGCAAATCTTCATACAAACAACCTTATGGCAAGGCGCTTTTAGCTTCGCTTTACTGGCTATTTTTCTTTAAGCAGAATGGATTTAAGTTCTGGGCTAAATTTCTTGAACGTTTCGGCACACCAATCTTACTTGGAAAAGTTAAAAATGGCAGTGATGAAGATGTTCAAGCAATGAACGATGCTTTGCTATCTGCTCATGCGCAATCAGTCATTTCAATTGATGCTGATGATAATGTTAATGTTTTGGGTGTTGCTCAAGGTACGGCAGGTCAATCATTTGAAGCTTTCAACACTGAAATCAAGCGTCAGATTCAAAAGTTGATCTTGGGCCAGACGCTGACAAGTGGCACTGATAATTCAGGCAGTCGAGCGCTGGGCGTGGTGCATGAAAATGTGCGTAAAGATAAGCTTAAATCTGATATTCGAATGATTACACCAACGATTCAGGCTGTTATTAACGCGCTATGCAAATTGAACCAGTGGCCACAACACAAGATTATTATCGGAGATGAGAAGTCACTTGAAGCAGATAAAGCCGAACGTGATGTAAAGCTTAAGAATGCAGGTGCCAATCTTACGCCACAATATTTTCAGCGTGAATATGGTTTGCAGGAAGGTGATATTGCAGAAACTCAAGAGCAAGCGCCTCAGACATTCTCAGCCATTCCAAAACGTGCATTCAGGTTTAAGGCGGACATGCAAGGCATCGACCCGAATCAGCAAGAAGTTGACGACATGGTTGATGGGATTGATAAGACGCTATTTTCTGAATCTGAGCTTTTAGAAGTGGTCGAGTCGGTGAAAGATGCGAACGAACTGCAAGACAAGCTGTACGGCTTAATGTCTGGCGAGTCGGTTGAAAATTTCAACGCAACCATGGCGCGGGCTTTGTATCTGTTTGATGTGATCGGGTATGTGCAACGGAGTAAGTAATGGCAGTAAGTTACGCTGACGCGCTTCGTTACGCTCGTGATAAGCGTGTTGTTTTGTCTGACGAGTTCTATCTACTAGACTTAAACGCAAGACAATACGCGACTACAGTGAGCTATTTGGCATCACTCGACCAGATCAGGACTGTGATTAATCTGACCAACAAAGCAATTGAAGACGGTTCGACATTTCAAGAGTTTCAAAAGGCGGTTGGTGAAGCAGGGATTGAACTTAGTCCGCATCACCTGGATAACATTTTCCGAACTAATATTCAGAATGCGTATGCACATGGTATTTGGACGCAGCAGCAGAAAAATAAAGCCAATCGGCCATACTTGCGATATTCATCACTGACTGACAGTCGAGTTCGTCCGAGTCATTTAGCTTTGAATAACATCATTCGACACATTGACGATGCTTTTTGGGATACGCACTATGCTCCGAACGGCTTTAACTGCCGGTGCGCCATCGATGCAATCACCGAGAGTCAGGCTAAAAGATTGGGCATCACCACGGATGACGATCTGCCAGATATTCAGCCTGATGAGGGTTGGGCAATCAGCCCATCGAGTTACGGCAAGCAATTAAACGATGTGCTTGATCAAAAGATTGCGAACGCAGATCCAAGACTTGCTGATGAGTTAATTAAAGTCCGCGATGAAATGCTGCAATCCCAACAAGCGAATGAAAAAATTGTGAAAGCATTCGAGCCAATGTCTGATACATCAAAACAGGTCAATGAAGCTATTGTTGATCGTGTGCTTGAGCAAAAGAAAGACGTTGAGCCAAGCGCAATCCGAATGCTGACCGAGCTTGTCAAAGATGATGAGCAGGCATTAACAGATTTACTGAAAAGTGCTGTGGTGAAAGACGATAAGCCGATTGTGAACTGGATGAAACGCTCGTTTGATTCACTGATGACCATTGCAAAGAATCTTAAAGCCAAATTGACAGGGAATAACCTGAAAGGCTTTGATTCTCTTAACTTGCAAAAAGGTAACGTGATCGGCATTCAGACCCCGACTTTATTCAGAACATCGGCTGAATCAGGCAAAAGCATCACGATTTTAGATGCAAAAGGCATTGCGCTCGATTTAAGCAAGATCAATGGCTTGAATGGTGCTCTATTAGCTCCTGATTTGAATTTAGAGGTCGTTAGCATTACCGATAGTGAAGTAGTGCTTAGAAAGACAAATGAGCTTGCTACACGGCTATTTGTGGCGAATAACACGTTATTTAATTTGTATTGAGGTGGTTATGTTTGGAATGCTTGAAAGTTTAACTAAAGCTGCTGTTTCGGTAGCTGTCACGCCTTTAACTGCTGTTGTTGATGTGGCGATGATGCCTATCGATGCCGTTAATGAAAAGCCATTATGTGGGCGGACTCAATCAGCATTGAATAGTACAGCAAAGAATTTTAATGACGCAGTTAAGCCTAACTCTCAAAAATAACAAACAATCAATTTAAGACCGTCCTTATAGGGCGGTTTTTTTATGGAGCATGAAAATGCCAGATCCAAATGAAGAACGGCTGAAGTATTTATTCAATGCCACGGCAATTGAAGTTCCAAAAGCCGAAGAAGGGCAAAAACGAAAATTCAAAGGCACTGCCTATGCTGGTGGTCGTGTAGATGGTCACTGGTATTGGGGCCGCTCTGGTGTGGTATTTGATCTTGATGGTATTGAGATTGATAAGCCAACAGCCTTACTTGAAGAGCACTTTGGTTCAAGTCGAATTGGTGTTGTTCAAGCTGTAGATACAAACGGAAAAATTGATGTATCAGGCGATTTCCTTACAAATGCGAAAGCACAAGAAATTGTCCAAGACTCTGATGATGGTTTTCCGTTTCAGATGTCAATGATGATTGATCCAGGATCTATCGAAGAAGTATCACAGGGCAAAACGGTCACTGTGAATGGCCAGTTATTTGAAGGTCCAATCACAATCTTCCGTCAAAACCGTATTCGAGAGTTCACGATCTGCTCTACAGGTGCTGATCGCAATACATCGATTAAAGCCTTCTCGGGCAAAGCTAATCCAAACCCAACCAAAGAGGACACAGATGTGGACTTAGAACAGGCGCAAGCCAAAATCGCAGAATTGGAAGGTCAGATCGAAACGCTGACTGAGCAAAACAAACAATTTGCAGCCGCAAAACGTGAAGCTGAAATCACCGCACTGGGTAAAGACCTCGGTAAAGAATTTAGCGCGGAAGATGTTGCAGAAATGAAGAATCTTGATGATTCAGCATTTGCATTCTCAGCCAAGCAATTACGTCAATTCTCAGCAGCTCAGCCGCAAAAACCAACATTGCCGGATTACTTGACCAAGCATCAAGCGCAAGGCGATCAAAATCAATTCAATGCAAAGCCGATGTCACTAGCTGACCAAGCAAAAGCGCGTAAATAAGGGGTAATACAAAATGGCTGTAACTAAAAAAGGCGTAACGTCAGATTGGTTGGCTTGGGAATTAGATGGGAATCATCGTCCGAGTCGTGAAAATGCAACCGTGGCGATCAATCAAGCGATTGAAGATGGTCAGCCAGTATCATTTGATGCATCAGGCGACATCGTTGCATTTGATGGCACTGGGGCTGTTGCAGGTATCGCAATTGGTGCAGTGAAAACAACCACTGAAAAAGGCGAAGGCGTGATCTTGGCTCATCAAGCGCGCATTGTGGCTGAAAAATTAAAAGTCGAAGCGGATGACTTGGCGACTGTTGTTGCCGGTCTTAAAACTCTTGGTATTACAACTGTGCGCTCGGCATAAAGGGGAAAAGAATGGACGAATTAGAATTTAGCACACAGGAATTATCCACTGCTATTACAAGCCTGCCAACTCGCATTGGCAATCCAAACGATGTGAGCTTGTTCCGCAATGTGCCGGGCACAACCAGCGCATTTGAAGTTGAATTTTACGCTGAAGACACAGTTTTAGTGCCGACAACTGCTTGGGGTGGTGTTGCTCCAAAAAATGGATCAGGCACTCGAACTTTAGAAACTTTTGCAATTCCGCATATGCCACTTGAAGATGTTGTGAAAGCAGCTGATGTGATGGGTGTGCGTGCATTTGGCGGTACTGCTGCTGAAACAGTGAATGGTAAAGTGCTTGATAAGCTTCAGATCATGAAGAACAAAATCGACACTACGCTTGCATATCGACGCACAAAAGCAAAGCAGGGCATTATTTTAGATGCTGATGGCACTGTGATTGTGAACTACAACACTCGCTTTGGTGTTGCACCACAAGTTGTTGATTTTGAGTTGGGAGTATCAACTACTGATGTTGCTGCGAAGTGCCAAGATGTTATTGATCAAATCGAAGATGGTTTAGGTCAAGAAACTACGTCAGGTATTGAAGTCGAAGTGGATCGCGCATTTTACGATGCTTTGGTTGCTCACAAAAGCGTGCGTGAAGTATTCTTAAACTGGTCTAAAGGCGCTGATGTACTTGCAGCTGGCAATAAATCAGGCTTTGAATTTGGCGGCTTAAAATTCATCGTGAACCGTCAAAAAATTGGTGGTGTGCCGTTGATTGGCGTGAAAGAAGGGCACGCATACCCACTTGGCACTCAAGATGTGTTTTTAAATGCATTAGCTCCTGCTGACTTCTCTGACACAGTGAATACGTCTGCATTGCCGTATTATGCATCTCAAGAGCCATTGAAGCACAACCGTGGCTTTGAGCTTCATGTGCAGTCAAACCAATTGCCAATTGTTGCTAAGCCAAAAGCATTGGTTAAAGTGGTTTCAACCAAATAAGGTGACTTATGTACGCAGATCGAAGTGATTTGGTCTTGCGTTACGGTGAGATTGAGATATCCCAATTAGAACGATCTTTGACTGCAAATGAGTCGGTCAATTCTTACATTGAAGATGCATCTGACATTGCCGATGGCTATATTGGTGTTATCTACGATGTTCCGCTTATCCATCCTCCTAAAAATTTAAAAATCTATATCTGTGATATTGCACGTTTCTTGTTATGGCGATCTAAAGCGTCAGATCAAGTGCGTCAGCGATATGAGGATGCAATCGGGTTTTTAAAACGCGTGGCGGATGGGAAAGCAACACTTCTAATTCAGAACACTGAAACTCAGGAAGTAACCAAGCCTAAGAAAGTTAGAGCAAGCGCACCACTTGGGACCACGTACACAGGTGGCGTGTTCTCAAATGCAAAACTTGACGATATGCCGAGTCTTTAATCATGGTCGATAAAATTCAATTTCACGGTCAAGAAAAGATAACCGAGTGGCTGAACAGGGTTTTAAAGGAAGCTGGCGACCATTCCAAGTTGATGCACAACATCGGCTCAATACTCGAACATAATACAAAACAGCGTATTAACACGGGCATTGGCACAGACGATAAGCCATGGCAGAAGTCTTGGCGGGCAAAGATGCAAGGTGGCACGACTTTACGTGATACCAGTCGGCTTTATAACTCAATCAAGTACAGCGTTTCCAGTGATGGCAAGCGTGTTGTTGTTGGAACTAATGTCTTTTACGCGCCAGTTTTACATTTTGGCGCTCGAATTACTCCAAAAAACAGCAAGTATTTGAAGTTCAAGACCGCTATGGGTGGCTGGGCACAGGTTAAGAGCGTCACCATTCCACCGCGTCCGTTCTTGGGTATGTCGGTTGATGATTCTCAAGAGGTCTTGTTTGAAATTGAAGAATATTTATTGGAGTTATTAACGGATGCAAAGTGATTATTTTGCACTTGAATCGGTAATTGTGGGTCGATTAAAGACAATAAATGGCGTGTTAGCGATTAATACACCGTTTAACGTGGACGATATGCTTCAAATTACCAACTGTTCGCCTAGCCTGAATGTGATTTATGTCGGGGATCGGGTTGGAGAGAGTGCTGGCCGTGGTCGTACGGTATCGATTACTCAGCAATGGCTTGTTGTACTGGCTGTCAATGATGCATCTTCGCAACTCGAAGAAACCTCAAATATCCGAAAAACTGCCGATCCGTTCATTCGTGAAATATTGGCAAAAATGCAGGGATTTGATCCGGGCATTGCAGGATTCCGGCCTTTTGAACGGGTGGATTCTGGTGTAAATGTCGGATCTGCTTCCGGTTTTGCGTACTTTCCCTATCTTTTTGAATCACAGGTAATAACTTAATGAAGCAATATAAAGCGCTGAAAGCTGTCGGACGTTGGCAGAAAGGCGATGTGATCGGCGGGCTAGATGATGCTCAGATTAAAAAATTAGTGGCTGACCGTGTGATTGAAGAAATCAAAGCGCAAGCCAAGCCACGAAAAGAGGATGCTAAATAATGGCGAGTAAATATATTTCGTTGCAAGGTCGATTCTATCTTGCAGAGATTAAAAACGGTGTTGCAGGCGCACTACGCGCAATCGGCAACGTACCCGAGTTTGAATTGGAGATCGGTGCTGATGTGATTGAGCACAAAGAATCAATGACAGGTCAGCGCACAACCGATTTCACCATGGTAAATGCGACTTCGGTGAACTTCTCGGGACAGCTTGAAGAAGTGGACGCTGAGAACTTGAAGTACATTCTGTCCGGCATGAACTACGAGGTTGCTACCAGAACAGAAGCGGGTGAATCATTAGGCACAGTAGTAGCAGGTCAAGAAATCAAGCTTGATGGCTATAACCTGAAAACCGTGTCATTCAAAGACTCGACCAGCGGCACAGCCAAAACAGTTGACCCAGAAGATTACACATTGGACGCTAAGTTCGGCACAGTGATTTTCAACGATGTTTCTGATTTGACCATGCCGATTCTGGCAACGTACACCACTGGCGCTGTGACAAACACCACCTTTGCATCCGACTTTAATACAGAATACAAACTGTTCTTTAAAGGCGTGAATACTGCAAGCGGTGATTCTGTTGCTGTGACTTTATGGCGTACCAAGAAGTCACCAGAAACCACGTTCCCGTTGATTCATGAGGAATTAGGGTCTTACTCAATTTCTGGTCAGGCTTTGGCAGACATTACAAAGCAATCGGATGCGCAGCTTGGTCTATACGGCCATATTGTGACAATCCCGAACGCAGTCACACCGTAACAACTAGCAGGCACAAAGAACTCCATAGGCGCATTAGCGTCTTTTTTGTGCCTGTACTTTTTATCAATGTTATAATTTAGACAGAATTATAAGCATTGGTGAAAAGATGAAAAAGTTTAATGAATGGTTCTCAGAGAGATTTCCAAACATTCAAGCCACAATAGATCAAACAAACGATTCTGAATCAAAATTATTAAAAAAAGCGTGTGAAGAAACTTGGGGTATGCAACAAGATGTAAATAGAGAACTCCTCATAGAAGCAATTGAATTACACCTTCGGGATCGCCTTCTTGATGTTGACTTGTTAAACGCGATTGCTGAATATGCGCCATTGATTCATGAGAAATTAGCCGAAGCATATGGTATGAGCCGAGGTGAGTTTCGCCAGTACGTTAGCAAGCGTGAGCGTATTGAGATTGATGAATTAAAAAGAGCGATATTAAAAACCGCACTATCACCAATAAATCCTTCTACTGGAAAGCCTTACTTTTATGATATCGATCAGATACCTGTTGTGCATGTAAGCGTTCAAAGCAGGGGTGATGAAACAGTTATCAAATACGAGTCAAATGATAAAAAGCTTTTGGATGAAGTTGTGAGCGATATTGATTAAGAAGGTTTTTACTACCGATAACCCTTATATCCTTGATAAAAGCCAAAATACCAACCGCCTTAATGGCGGTTTTTTTAATACCCGAGATTCCATCATGAATGATTTTTTCCTAGCAACCAATCGAAGCATTCCATTTGATGATATCGAAGTTCGTCAGATTCAGATAAAAGACTTTGATTTGTGGTTGGCACATGCAGAGCCAATAAAGAGCTTCATCAAAGACCAAAATCATTCAGATGAAATTTTGACAGAATTATTTAAGGCCCATGCAGCGCAAGTCATTTCAATGATTGTATGTGTTACCGATCTGGGCAGTGATGCGCTGATCAAACTGGCAGAAGATGAGCAGTATTTTAAAAACCTGCTGAAAGTGGTGCTGTTAATCAATCAAGCCTATTTCAAATACGAGAAGCCAAAGCGGTCTGTAAAACAGGCCACAGAATCCACTTGGTTTGATTCATTTCAGTTTTTGGTATCAATGGGCCACCAACACAGCGAAATCATGCAGATGACCTATGGCGCGTTTCAGGGCTACGTTAAGGCATCAAATAAGCTGTATAAACAGGGAATCTTCAATGCTGCTATTGCAGCGCGTGTGGCCCAGACGGATAAAAAGGGATTTGAATCATTTAAGAAAGAAATGGTTTCTGATTGATCAGGATTCACCCTAAAGTTATGATGTGAAAATAATAATTTAGGGGGTTACTGTGAAAAAATTACTATTAGCCATGGCATTAATGGCCAGCTCATTCACTTTTGCTGTAGAAGTGAACTCTGTACGTGGTAGTACCAGCTATGTGAAACCTGGCTCTACATTGGGGCAAATGTATGATGTATTGGGTGAACCTGACTCTTCTTATCATCACGTGATTCATGACCGTAAAGGTTGGCCGCATAAAGCTACTTCATATCGCTACACGGTGAATGGGCAGAAATACACAATTACAGTTGTAGACGGCCAGATCTATAAGATTGAGTGGGAGCGTTGAGGATGAAATATTTACTTATAGCTCTAGCGATTCTTATATCCGGCATGCTTTATTTTATGCATCAGAGTAATAAGGCATCAGCTGAAAGATTGAAGCAGGCTGAGATTGCGCATCAGCAGAAATTAGAGCAGGGAAAATTAGAGGAAAAAGCTAGAGAGCAAAAAAAAATCCAAAAAGTGGAAATTGATGGTCAGATAAAGATTCTTCAATCTAAATATTCTATGGATTACTTAGATGCAAGAAAAATTATTGAATCAAAAAAAATGAGTGGGAAGAGTAAGATCTATTATGCAGAGATGGCTGAGAAGTGGGTTGATGCATTAAATGTGGCGGGGGCCACATCTAGAGTATCTTTATCCAACCCTGTTAAGGATCTACAGGAAATTCGTAGAGAGTTAAGAGAAAAGAAAACGGAAACATATTGTGAGTCACGAATGAAAGATGAGTTACTAAAGTCTTATGACTTTGCGATTGATGGTTTTTTGAACTTCATGAAACAAAATGAGATTATTTCAAATGCCTTTATTAAACTAAGCTCTGATCATCAACAAAATGCAAACTCTCTCATAGATTATTGTTGATTTGTTTTAGTAATAAAAAGCATCTTAGGGTGCTTTTTTAATACCTAAATTTATACCCGCTTCAGCGGGTTTTTTATTGCCCGGAGAAACCAGATGGCAGGGAATTTAGATTTTCAGTTAAATCTTTTAGCGAATACCACTGGTCTACAAAAAGGCATGGATAGCGCCAGATTTGCGTTAAACGCTTTGGCTGGTGCAATGGCCGCATTAGGTGTTGGTCTAGGCATTCGAGAGCTTGCTGAAGCAGCAGATTCTTATACCAACCTTTCAGCGCGTATTAACATTGCAACCAGTGATGGTGGAAACTTTACTCATGCCATGGCTGGGGTGCACCAAGTTGCATTGATGACCAACTCAAGCCTTGATGCTACAGCCGGATTATTTACGAAAGTGAATGATGTCGGTAGGCAGATGGGGCTGACGCAAGAACAAAGCCTTGAACTCGTCAAAACTATCAACATGGCGATTCAGACCGGTGGTGGATCCGCACAGGCAAGTGAAGCTGCAATCACTCAGTTTACTCAGGCATTACAATCTGGCGTATTACGTGGTGATGAATTCAACTCCATCATGGAGCAAGCACCGGGCATTTCTAAAGCTTTAGCACAGTCATTGGGTGTGACCACTGGCGAACTGCGCAAGATGGCTGAGAATGGCGAACTGTCAGCTGAGAAGGTCATCAAGGCATTACAAAGCCAATCTGCTGCAATTGAAGCCGATTATGCTAAGTTCCCAACCACTATTGGGAACGCATTACAACGCATTACAACATCATGGGAAATCCTGATTGGTACAATGGATCAGTCAAATGGCGCATCGGCAACCGTTGCGGATTGGCTTGTAGTGCTTGCAGATAATATTGCAGATCTTGATATTGTCTTGAATGATATTGGTGAAGGCTTTGTCTGGGTTGGTGACCAACTCAAGAAGGTTGACTCGGCAACGATAGAAGCCTTGAAAGCGGCGTTGATTAGCACATACAACACAATTAAAGAGCTTGGCTCTACAGTTGGAACAGCCTTTGAAGCAATATCTGATATCTTAAATACTACCTTATCTCAAATATTCAACTTTAATAGCGGTCTTGAAACTGCATCTGATAAAACGAGTGGCTTCACCAAATTATTACAAGCGCTGAATGTTGTTATTGGATTTATTAGTGATGGCTTTTCGGCAATTGGTATTGGTGTAAACCTACTTACTGGCGCAATTTATGATGTTGCATCTGCATTTACATACTGGAAATCTAAGCTTTTATTTGGTGATGCTAAAGATCAGGCATTAAAAGAATATGAAGAACTTGCAGCTAAGGCTCAGGAGTACTACACAAAAGCTTCAAACGGTGCTATGGAATTTAAATCCAAAGGCATTGAAGCTGTAAATGATATTAGCAAAACTCAAAAAGAAAAAGATGCCGAATCAGTCGCATCATCTAAAGCCAAACTAGAAAGCTTGCTTGCTGATCAAAAAACCGAAGTTGATGGAAAGAAAGCCACTGAAGCTGAAAAACTAAGCGCTGTCCAAACCTATGCCGAAGCTGCTATCAAAGCCAATGGCGGTGTCATGGATGGCGTGATGCAAGCCGACCTGATGACGAAGGGCTACATTGTAACCTTGGGTGAATCAGGCAAAGTTGGAGTCGAGGCGTGGAGTAAAAACAAGGAGGGAGCTGAATCCACTGCTAATGCTACAGATAAAGCTCGAAAAGCGGCAGCAACATTAAAACTTGATCTTTACGAGTTAAAAAATGGCATAACCGAAACCTTTAATACTAATTCAAAAGTATTAAGTGATTTTGCAAATGGTGTTGAGCAGCTCGGCTTTAAAGGCGAAAAAGCAGGAAATGCTATTTATCAAGCATGGTTGAAGTGGCTTGAGACAGCAAAAAGTCAGAATGAAGTCGATGCTGCAATGCTTAAGTTGCAAGAGTTCGGTAGAACAGGGCAGATGTCAACCAAGCAGGTTGAAATGGGCATGTTGGCGCTTCGTCAAGTTACCCAAAAACTGCCTGCCGACCTTGATCCAGTTGAGCAAGCTTTTGAACGTCTTGGTATTAAAACCAAAGAGCAATTAAAATTAGCAGCTCAATCAGCATTAGCTGACTTCAATACTATTCAGGCTAGTGGCAAGGCAACTGCAGAAGGCATACGTCAAGCTTATGAACGAACCATGCAGGCTGCAGCGGCTTCTGGTGATGCTAGTGTGATTGCGGCTACCAATGCCAAGGCTGCATCACTTGGGTTAGAAGTCCAAATTGACAGCACCGGCAAAGCCTCTGTCAAATCAATGGATGAATTAACCAGTGCCAACGACCGTGTCAGAAACTCTGCCGAAAGAATTGGTGACGGTTATCGTCATGCTGGGCAGATTGCACGTGAAGAAGCCAAGTCATCTACCGAAGCTTGGGCTGATGCAGTCAACAAGGCCAAAGGTGAATTTAACAAGGAAATGAAGCGCCAAGGCGAAGCATTGAGCAAAGGAATCTATGATTACAGCTCATACAGCAGAAGTGATGTTTTATCCGAGCTGAAAAGCAAAGGTTACGATGACAAAGATGCTCAAAAGCTCGCTGGTGAAATCTGGTCTAAAGCTATGGCAGCGGATCGCAGCGCCAAAGAGCAGGGTTTAGGTAAAGAGAGCAGTGTCGCAATGAAAGCATTAATCAATGCTGAATTTGACCGGGCAGCCGCCAATGGCATTACTACCCAGCAAGGCACCAACAAGATCAACGACCTGCTTCGCAATATCAATGTGGCTTCAACCGGTTCCTATGCACCGTCTACCCCATCATCACCATCAACCAGCAATCTTCAGGGCGGTGGTAAAACAGTGAATTATCAGATTCAGTTTGATGGAAAAACACTGGACTTTTCCGGTACGGCCGAGCAGGAATCATTGATGAATCAACTGGTCAATCAACTTAAAGTACAGGCGAAATCAACATGAAAATCATTCGCTTAGCAACATCCGAAACCGTCCCATTAGAGGACGGTTTTTTATGGCCTGATGAATTTTCATGGAAGGCTATTGAACAGAATAAAGGCTATGCAATGGATGGCACTTTGCATATTCAGGAAGGCAAAAAGAAGTCGGGTCGACCAATTACTTTACAACCAGCAGATCCGCAAATGGGCTGGATCAAGCTGCGTGAACTACGGACTGTTTTGGAATGGTCGAAACTGCAGGAAGAAAATTTCAAACTGCAGTTTGAACAACCACATGACAGCCGGCAATTCACAGTCAAATTTAACCACCAGGATGGGGCTTTAGAGGCCGCACCGGTGAAAGGAATTCCAGCGGTATCACTGGATGATTATTTTAATGTGACCTTACGCTTTACGGAGTTGAACGACGATGGCGATTGAAACCAAGGATTTAGTGATCTACAAGTCTGAACGCTTGACTGATAACTCTGATGGTGGTGGTAAGTATTCCGGTGTTGTGGTTCAGGATGGTATCAGTAATAACCTGTTCAATGATGTGTCCGAGATGGATCGAACCATGGGCGATGTATCTATGCGCAAGGTCTTTCCGGCAGTCACAACCGAAGACACCGATTTACTCATGGGTGCAACAGTCTTTGTGTCTGAACTGCCTGCGGATCCAAACGTATCTGCACTACTATTCAGTACCAAGAACTGGACCGATGAGCGTCAGTCTGCCCAGAACCGGGTAGAGAATTACTTGGCTAAAGGCGGTCAGATTGCTGGCACACCACTGGATACGCACTGGAAAGGCATGTCATCACTGCAGGTTGCCATGTTTCCACAAGAAACCGAATCATCAGTGGGCGATACGATTGTCCTGATCAGTGATGAAGGTAAGGCTTTAGAGCGTGAGCAGTATGTGCGAATCACTAAAGTTGAAACACGCACTGCGATCATGGTCATCGATGGTAAAAATGTTGAATACAAGGTTGCCACGTATTCCTTGAATGATGCTCTTGAAGTTGACTTTGTCGGATTATCAGCGCGTCAGTGGTACAACGGTGAGAAACCCAAAACCATCATTCGCGATACCATTGTTGCTGATACCGGCCTGTACTATTCATCTACTGCATTGGCTTCTGAAGCCAATGTGGGTGAATTCACGGTAAATGCCAAAAGTATCTTTGCTCAACTCATCCCATCTGCCCAGACTGAAACTCCGATCATTGATGTGAACGCTGCGGGTGAAAGCGTAGTTCTGGTAGCGGGTAATGAAGGTACTATCACGGTTAATTACCCGAATATGGTGATTGGTATCAGTCAGAACCTGTATATCGGCTCTGCAGTGATTCCATCCAGTGTGGCTTTCACATTACAAGGCCAGCAGATTACCGATCAGGGTGGGTTGCTTAAGAATACGCAAGGTACTCAGGTTGGCACGATTGATTATCAGCGCGGCTTAATCCAATGGACTGCCGCAGCGCCAGCTGGCACCGCAAGTTTGAATATCACATTCAAGCCAGCAGCCGCACCGAATCAGTATTATCAAAGTCATGCCATTCCAGTGACTCAAAATAATCAAAGTACCAACTGGACCGGGGTTTTAATTCCAATTCCAGCCCCAGGTGCTCTATCGATTTCTTATATGAGTCAGGGCAAGTTCTATGAACTGAAAGATGATGGCTCAGGGCAGTTAAAGGCTGCCAGTCCGTCATTTGGTTCGGGCATGATCAATTATGAAACCGGCTCATGGTTACTTACTACAGGCGCCTTGCCAGATGTAGACACCCCAATTTTGCTGAACTGGGGCACACCGATTATCACCTTTGTTCGATCAAACTTGGGTGTAGAGAAAGCGGCATTTGAGTTTGATTTGGGTCGACTAGGTGTATTGCCGGGTATCACTATTAACTGGATGCTTGAAGGTGAAGAGAAAACGGCAACATCTAATGCGCAGGGTAAGTTTACTGGTGATGCCACAGGTGAAATCAATTATGCCACGGGTACCGGCAAGATCATTCCAAACAAGCTGCCGCAGAAAGGCACAGTTTTTTCGGTGATCTACAACTATGGATCTTCACTTGAACAGACCAAAATGGATGTTACTCCTGTAAATCAAAAGCTGACCTTTACCATTGGCACCGGACCAGCAATTCAGCCAAATAGTGTTGAGTTAAAAATTCCACTTCAAAGCAGTGAGGGGATTGCAGGGTCTGTAACCCTGACAGATGTGCCGGTGAATGCCACCATGGGGAATTTAGTGAATAGCCGTGGTCAAGTGCAAGGCACCATTATCTATGCTACTGGCGCAGTTGAAGTCACACCAAAAAGTACAGCAAGCAGATTTGTGCAAACCTTTACACCTATGGCTACCTATGCGGCTGCCTAGCGAGGAAATATGTCTTTTTATTCTCCACAAACGTCAGATATTCAAGGCCAGCAGGTTGAGCTGAAGGCCTTCAATGCTGTTGATGTACAAGTTAAATATCGTGATACATCCGGCTCCAATTCAGCAACCCACACAGTGACGGCCAACAAGTTAAAGCTGGATTTATCATCCGGTTTTGATGAGCAGATTCTGACAGGCTCAGCCCGATTTAAGGTGGGCGTTGATACCTTTCTGGATCGTACCGGCTTGCTTTATCGCAATGTGAATCCAGCCAATAACAGCGGGATGCAGTCGGGTGTTATTCAGTATGGTACCGGGATTGTTGAAATTGATTCCTGGACGCCGAATGCAGATAACACAGTTTCTTTAGAGTCGTTAACCACGACAACAGACCTGTTACCGGTCAATAAAATTAGTTTCAGAACCCCAATTATGCCGATCCGGCCACAATCTTTAACTGTGGTGGTGGGTACTATTGAATTTGGTCAGCTCACATTAACCGCTGATGAAAATGGCGTAATTGAAACCAGTCGGGCGCATGGTCAAGTGAACTGGGATAATGGCTTTGTCACGATTTACTTCTACACCAAAACCAAAATCACCGAAGCCAACCGTGCGGATATTGAGGCCAACGACTGGTACGATCCGCTGCTTGAATATGATGAGTTGGATGGCCGTTATATTAACGTTCCAGTCTGGGTCGATGCTTCATCAGTGCGTTATAACGCTGTGGCCTATACCTATATCCCACTGGATTCGGAAATATTAGGTCTGTCTGCTACACGTTTGCCGATTGATGGCCGGGTGCCGATCTTTCGTGTTGGTGGTATTGGTATCGTTAGCTCAAGTAAGTCTCAGGAATTACCAAGTGCGATTGCAGGTACCACCTATAATCTGAATGATCAGCGCATTTCATGGGCAGAACTTGAAGATGCGAACGGCACTAAGGTGTTGTTCGATTTGTACACAGTCGATTATGACTATGGCTGTGTGACGCTGGGTGGTGACTTCGTACTGGGTAATCTGGTTGCACCACTGACAGTGAAATACCGCTATCAAGACATGGGGCTGATCCGTGACGTCCAGATCAATGGCCAACTGACGTTCACCAAGCCTTTAACCCATAACTATGATGCAGTGGATACGATTGTCGGATCTGCGCTGGTCATTGGTGACATGCAGGCGCGTTATACACGCAAGTTTGTGCAGCAAGCCTGGAGTAGTGTCTGGAATGATGAGCCAACTGGTACAGGAATTTCAGCAAACTTTAATGATTCACTCTATCCAATCCAGATGACCAATAAGGGTGCAATTCAGGAGCGCTGGGCGATTGTGTTTACTGGCAATGAAACATTCTATTGTGTGGGTGAGTATACAGGGCGCTTGGTTCTTACTGGCTCAATCAGTGTTGATTATGCGCCCTTAAATCCAGTCACTGGAGTTCCATACTTCATTATTAAAAAAGAAGGTTGGGGTACAGGCTGGGCCAATGGAAATGTCCTGCGTTTCAATACCGTTGCTGCAAACTTCCCGGTTTGGGTAATTCGTACCGTGAAACAGTCAGAGCCAGCAGTATTGTCAGACCAGTTTCAGATCATGCTGCGTGGTGATATTGATCGCGTTGTTTAAAATTTAAATCAAATATGACCGCTATAGGCGGTCTTTTTTATGGGTGAAAAAAATGGCAATGAAGCAGACTCAAACTAAATTATTTGATTTCTCTGATGTTGGTCTGGATTTTAGCGCTGGTTCAAAAAACCTGTTTCCTGACCGTTTTAAAAAAATGCTCAGTCTTGGTTATAACGTACAGACTGTATCGAGTGTTTCGGTTGCAGGCAATCAAGTCACACTGACGTATGGCGGTACGCATGGTTATGTTGCTGACCGTGTTTTAAAAATTGATTCAGGTGCGCTTGCGTCAATCAATGGCGGTGAGTTTGTCATTGATAGTGTGACTGCAAATACAGTCACGATGACTATTGATGGTGCGCCAACTTTAATTACAGGAAATTTCACAACCAAGGTTGCTTCGCTTGGTTGGGAATTGGTGTATGAAAACACCCATATCCACATTTACAAGTTTAGGCATATTGATGATACAGATATGTATGCTCGCCTGTGCTTTCAAAACGCCACCACAGCAGGGAATCGAAACTGTATAGTTGTTGGTATTGGCCGAACTATTGATTTAGGCCTAGGTCACGTCACGGATGCAGCATTTGATTTAGGGAAATGTGCAACTGTAGCGGCATCAACAGCTAATTTAAAATGGGATTTCACAAACTCGACAGCACGTACGTTTGACAACTATACCTATGCTCAGGGTGCTAATACGTTTGGGAATGGTGTTGTAGTGGGGAGTATGTACCATATTGCAATAATGACAAATATTGGTGCATATACTACATGCGGCTACACACAAGGGATTTTCCCAGCAAGTCTGGCTATGGGATACTCAGAAATTAATTATCCAGTTTTACTGTGCTGCAACAATGGGGCTTCTACCACTACAGCAAATACACAACAGTATTCTGCACTAAGGGCATATTGCGGTTCTAAATCGGTATATATGGAGCCAAAAGCAATTTTACAAACCAATATAGCTTCTAATAGTTTTATTTCTTTAGATGGTTTTAACACGACAGCAGCAAAGCCTTTATCAATTTACGAGGCCAGCACGGGTCAATTTTTGGGGTTTATTTTGGGTTTGTTTCAGGCCATGTATGCAACATCTAATCGACCGGACATTTTGCCTAGTACAATGCCAGTGGATACAAGAGATGTGGATTTAAGTAATATCGTTAAAATCCAGTCATGCTCCTCAAGTGCATCTGAACATGCCTGGTTTGCCGCACCGGTGGAGGAAGTTAAGGTTGTCTATTAAATTAATGCGGTTATTTTCGGGTGGGTATGCTCCTGATTATAGCAAACTGCAACAAATGGGTTACTTGGCAATCAAAGCTCAACGGCCAAACCTCACGGTTTTAAACTCAAACCAGGGCTTTGGTCAAATTAAAGGTACAATAAAAAGGGTGGGTGTAAATTACTCGCCTGCTCCTGTGTGTTGTTTCAAGCGATCAGATCGCCAGTTGCTTATGGAGACAAAATCCAAGCCTGATGGCACTTATGCCTTTAGAAACATTGCAGTGGGGCTGGAATGTTTTGTTGTGGCATTTGATCCGAATGAAGAATATAACGCGGTAATCTCCGACAAAGTGGTGGCAAAATGAGTAAAACATCTATCAATGCTCGGCTTGCCATGATTCAAGCCTTTGCAGATTTTATGGATAACGGTAGTCAAAGTGCTACCGTTGTTTTTTATGAGGGTTTGCAGCCTGCCAGCCCTGCGGTTGCAGCAGATTCAAACAATGCCTTGGTCACATTAACCTTTCCAGAGCCATGCATTAAAGAAACTACACCAACTTATGTTGAATTGCATCCGACGGACACTGGCTCAGTGATTAAAACGGGCACTGCAATATGGGCGCGGATTTATAACGGTGCAGGTGAAGTGGCTGCCGATCTTACTGTGGGTACAGATATCAGCTTAGCTAATACCAATTTAGCACTTGGCGGCACACTTTCAGTCACTTCAATAAAACTCAGACCTTAAATTAAAAGGGTGCTCATGTGGATTTTAAAAATAAGCTCGGCACCGTTGATGCTCACAACCTAAACCTGAATTTTAAGCCTGATAATACCGACAGCCACAACATCATTCTGAATTTTGAGCATCTTGCTGATGGCTCGACCAATCTCAATTTTGGCGACGATGTATCTGCAGTAATCGACACTGTACTCGATACCGGATTTTCATTTGAAGTCACAGCAGTTTATGCAGACAGCGGTGCAAATACTGCGGTCATAGACACAGTACTCGACACCGAATTCAGCTTTGATGTTGTTGCAGTCTTTAAAGAAAATATTGATGTTATCGGGCAGATTGATACAGTCTTAGACACCGCATTTCAATTTGAAGTTAAAGCACTATTCGATATCAATCATCTGGTCGGTGTGTCTTATGGTTTTGATATGCGATATCAGAAGGCCATCGCAGCCTTGAGTACCACAGAAATACCATGGGCCAAACCAATATTAAGAGTCTCAAATGAGGCTCTTTTTTATGACCAGGGCTTGGTAATTTCAAATCAGGCAAATATTCAGTATGAGCAGGCAGGGTCATTAACCCGGGTGATTAGATCCACCCATGAGCAGGCAACCGGCTTAAGTTTTGATGCCTATGTAATTTGGGAAGAAGGTGATAAACGCTTTATTCATCAGCGCTATCTGCATGAAGAAACCATCAAGCTGCGCCATAACCGGGAAACGGTCTGGCAGGAGATGATTCGACGTCGTAAGACATTTACTTATTCACATGAAGTGGCCCAAGTCTTTGAGCACCGTTTTTCATTTGAGTGGGATAAAAGCCTAGAGATTGTCACCAAGTCAGATTTGCCCTGGGATCAAGCCAAAGCGATCCATTATCGCAAGCATCCGGTTCAACCTTGGCCAAAGCCCGAAATACCTAAATATGAGGGCACTGGTGATTTAAATTTTGTCTGCCTCTGTCATGACGTCGATTCACACAATGTTGTATTAAATTTTGGTGCAGATGACTGTATTCCAGCACTGCCGAATAGAAACTGGTGGTATATCGTGAATACATTAATAGCCGAGCGACTGGATACCGGCGAGAAGATTCAAGTGATTGATGGTAGCTACAGTACCAGCCGATCACAGTGGTGCTGGACCTATTCCATCACAGTTGCTCACACCGAAAAAGAAAAGCTACAGCCGATCGATGGTCAGCCGGTGATTCTCAAGGTCATGATCAATGGATTTGAGCATCATGTCTTGCTTGAAGATCCAGAGGAAACCCGACGTTTTGCCAGTGTTTTATACACTTACCCGGGGCGAAGCGTTACAGCGTTGAATTCAGATAAATACGGACCGACACGCTCATTTATCCAGGACAATGAACGAACCTCTGTTCAACTGATTCAGGCTGAACTGGATCGAGCGAATAGCGGTACCAGTTTGGATTGGAAGCTGATTGATGAACTGGGCTGGATCGTGCCTACTGAAAGCCTGAGTTATGCCGAGCTTGCTCCAATTGATGCAATCAAACAGGTCGTTGATGCAGGCGGTGGTTTTATCTATAGCCAGAAAGCAGGAAATACGCTGACTATCTTGCCCCGGTATCAGAAAGGCTATTGGGATGCATTGACGGTGGATGATTACGACATTCTGTTATCTGAAAGCCTAGTGATGCAGCAGAACATCAAACAGAATGATGAGTATATCGCCGACTTTAATGCCATCACTGTGGTGAATAGTCGAAGTGGTGAGAGCTTGAAAGTACAGCAGCGGGGCACTTCTGGTGATGTGCCTTTAGAAACAGTCACTGGTCCATTATTTAATGTAGTGTCAGGTGCGAGTTACGGTAAAAATGAACTAGTGAAAGCCAATATTCAGGAATTACATACTTTCTCTGATATCCCGGTTAGTCAGGAAATTGGTGAGATGCTACCCGGAAAAACGATTGCGTTTAATGGCCAGTGGTGGGGTGTAATTGATGGAGTAAGTGGCAACTTTTCACACGAAAAGGTCAATGAAACCATTACAGTGGAGCGTATCAGCCGTGAATAATCCCTTATTTGAATTGCGGAAGCTGCTTAATCCGACTCATGCTGAATACATCGGTACCATCACTTCAGTAAAGCATCCAGAGTATCGGGTGCAGATCGATGGAGGCTCTGGTCCTGTACTTTGTACTTCTGGTACAGCCTACAATTTAGGTGCCCGGGTATTTATTGCAAACCAAATCATTTTGCGGCCAGCACCAACAGGGCAGCATTCACAAGTAGAAGTTTAACGATCAACAAAATAACAGCACCTTCGGGTGCTTTTTTATTGCCAAAATTTAGGGGGCGCAATGTCAAATGACTATTCATCTGACCCACCAGTAGCAACAGCAGGGCAGCTTCTTGCCATCTCAGACAAGATTAACGATCTTGGAAAAAGTATGGATAAGTTGGCTGAAATGCCCCAAAAACTTGACCGCATGAATATGCAGTTAGAGCAGCTCAATAAAGAGCATCAGCAGACCCGGAATGACTTAACTCAGACTCGGGACAATCTGCAAGATGATCTGGATCGAGCCAAGTCAAACTTCAAAAGCGAGATCAAGCAAGTCCGAAATGAGATTGATCCGAAGTTCAAAGAAATGGATATGCAGATCAGGGTGCTCCATGAGAGTAAAACCAAGATTGATAACACCACAAGTCTTGTGCGCTTTGGTGGTATTTTCTTGGCTGGCTTGTTTGTGGTTGCCTGGAATACTCAAACGAGCAAGACAGACACGGTAAATACTCAAACCATGACCAACACCCAGTCCATCCAAGTTCTTGAAAAACAATCTGACCAACTTTTAAGAACAGTTGAAGAAATCCGCAACAAACTTTATGAACGAAATATGAGAGAGGAAAAATGAAATTAATCCAAGAAAGTGCACTTCAGTACTTATCCGTAAAGCTCCCGCTACTGGGGGCTTTTTTAATGCTTGCAGTTTTAGCACTACAGTGGGCATTAGACTTTAATTTTATCCCTGAACAATATGCACCTTTTATTATTGGTACTGTATTGCCAGCTCTAGGCTGGTTGGGACGTAAAATTGCACAGCCAAGTTTGCATCAACCTTTAGGCTTCGCAACAATTACAGCCGGCCATAGCAACACCGACCCGGGTGCTGTAAACGGCAAAATCAAAGAAGCAGATCTGGTCGTCAATTTCCGCAATGCAGTGACTCATTATTTGCGTGAAGCAGGGCTGCAAGTCAAAACTGATGGTACTAGCACCAAGAACGATCCATTGTCTGCTGCTGTAAAATTGATTACAGGCTCAAGTGTGGCAGTCGAATTCCACATGAATGCTGCAACATCAAAACAGGCCAATGGCGTTGAAACGATTGCTTTGCCTAAAGATAAGAAACTTGCACAGGACTTATCCAAAGCTGTAGCAGATGCACTAGGCAGTCGATTACGTGGTGATAATGGCTGGATTGATCAAAGTAAATCAGCGCGTGGCCGTTTAGCGTACGTAAATGCTGGTGGCTTGATTGTAGAGCTTGGTTTTATTTCCAATGAAGATGAATTGGCTCGATTCAATGCGCGCTATTGGTTGGCTGCTAAGGCTGTGGCTAATATCCTAATTAAATATAATAATGCCCTCTAATGAGGGCTTTGTTTTTTACTTTAATAAATAACTCCTCAATCCCCACCCGGATTCCTTCCTAAAAATCTCCCCATTCTTTATCGTGTGCTCTATGTAAAAGTAGGTCCATGTTTTCATTTTAATCCAACCTATTTGCAATCTCTGATGCAGTTGCATTGTAATAAATCATCAGGCTTCTTAAATCCTTATGACCAATCATCCGCGCCAAATCCAATACTTCTAATTTCTGGGCGAGCCGTGTGCATGCTTCATGTCTTGAGTCGTGAAAATGTAAATCTTCAATTTCACACTTATCTCGCAACTTCCTCCAAAGTGTATCAAAGCTCGAATCTTTCACTGTAAAAACCTGATGACTGCCAACACCTTTCATAAGCTCAAGCAATTCAACAGCACGCTTGGACAGGGGTACATGTCGTTTGGTTCCATTCTTGGTTTCATTCAAAGTCACATATCTATTCTTTAAATAAACCCGATCCCAAGTCAATCCGCGGATCTCACCAGCACGCATTGCAGTTTCAATCGCCAAAAGAAAAGCAATCATAATTTGCTGTGTAAAATTCTCGGGTGCCTGATCATCAAATTCGGCAGCCAGACAAAGCCTGTAAATCTCATCCTCTGATATACGTCTATCGCGATGTGCTGGCGGTGGTGGCATCTTTAAGTCACTCATGGGTGAATCATAAACCCACTTCCATTCCGTGCGCGCTACTGTAAACAAAGCTGACAGTATGTTGCCCTCACGTCGTACCGAGGCCGGCTTGACTGTTTTTAGTCTGGTATCACGCCACACCACAAAATCATCAGTGGTAATTTTGGCAATATGTTTTTTTGCAATCTTTGGGAAGTTCCTTTGAAATGCCCGAAATCTCTTAATCTCTGCATCGCAACCCTTGTGCTTTGGGCATACTTCTTCTATGTATCTATCAATTGCACAATTTAATGTATAATCAGGAAGCTTTCCGCGTGATAACTCTCTTAATTCAGTTTCACGTTTTGATGCCCATGCGCGAGCCTGAGTCTTAGTATCGAATGTCGCACTTTCCCGAGTACCATTCACACTAATCTCAACTCGCCAAGCATCACCCCTTTGTCTAAAGGTGGCCATAGTTTTCTCTCTAAAATGTCGTGGCGTAAATTTGGCGTAATCAATATAGAATGAATAATAGGGAATAATAAGGAAACATTAAACTATTGAATTAATGAGCCACACTTAAATCTATAAAATTAAAGAAAAAATAAGGAAAACTAAGGAATAGTAAGGAAACCGCAAATTTCGGAAAGTGCCCGCTGAGCGCACCACTACTACCCATAAAATCAATAACTTATAATACCTTTGGCGTAATTCTGGCGTAATCCATATTTTAATCAAGAAAAACCCCGCTATATTTTGCGGGGTCTGCCTACTGCTTTTTTCAAATCTTCCGGCCTACTTTCTAGCCAGTCAGATAATTTTTTTAAATTCCATCTTCGGCCTTTTGTGGTTTCTGTAATGTACCTTGGTTTTGGAAAACCTTTTAAGCAAATAATGGATGCCTTGAAATACACACCACCATATCCTAAAAATTCTGCCGCCTGATCATCTGTCAACCAAATGTCTGAAGGTGGCAGGGCAACAACCAAGCTGCCCATATTTGCCATTGCTGTCATTGATTCACCTCCAATCTTTTGCCTGCTTTGATTTCTTCATCTGTGGCGTGACGCAAGGCATGAAATCTTGACCAACCACCAAGCGACTCAGCATCATAATCAGCAATACTCATTTTTGAATTATGCGCACACATATCAACTCGCCATATTTTTAATAGCCTGGATTCATCACCTCTACTATTTACAGCAATATCCCCAGCCTCAAAAATATTGTGCTGGCGGCGGTATTCGAGAAGGGCTTTCTTTAATCGTTCTGCATGCAGCGAGCCATTATCTCTTAGCTTGGATTTAGCACTTTCGTATCCACCTAGATTTTCAATTAGGACTTCATAAGTAATATCCCTACCCAAATCCCAAGTAATATTGCGCGCTTCAATTTGAGCGATTAGCCACCT